ATCGAAGGAAATGTAGCCATTATGCAAGTAATCCTCCTGGTCTTTGTTGCTGTATTAATTCAGATTGTACTGCAACAGATATAAGACGACCAAGTTCTCTACCTTGATCTTCGTCACCTTCAACAGAAGAACCAGAAGCATCTACGTTTACCACAATATTTGTTGAACCACCAAGCATTTCGTTAGGTGTAATAGTTCCAGAAACACCTGGGCTAAACATTTCTGGCCCACGTTCTCCAACAATGTAGCTACCACCTTTTTTAACTGCACCTCCATTAGCTGCCATCCCAAAATCAAAATTACCTAAAGGGCCAGTTTGAGATACTTCTGGGATTGCTTTGATAGGAGAGAAAATACCTCCTATTAAACCTAATAGACCTTGTTGAAACTGATTGGCTAACATTTTTGCAGCAGTATCTAAAAAATGATCTGCAATACGATTTAACATATTCCTAAACGCATCAGCAACAGACATCGTTCCTTTTATAATTCCTTTAAATGACTCTTCAAATGAATTTGCCATTGTGTCTGATAATGTCATAACCATATAAATTGGATCTGATAATTTTTTAAGTTCATCTTGTAAATCTTTTACTTTGTCAGTAATAGCAGTAAATTGAAGAGATCCCGATATTCCAAATTCACCTTGAGATTCTCTAAGTAGATCTAATAATTCTCTTGCCTCTATAATTCCTTTCTTATAATTTTCTAATAAAGTTAAATTTTCCTCATTAAATTTCTTTTGTAAATTTTCTGCTCTTTTGTCACCATAGTCAGTTATTTTCATATTCCCCATCATTCGTCTAATTAATAAACCTGGTGTACCTGCTCTTAGTTGATCGAAAGCACTAACACCACTTACTCTTGCTATAGCTGCATCTTGCTCTGCTTTTGCTTTTGCTTTAACTAAAGCAAGTTCTATAACAGCAGCATCAACAGATTGATTCTGTATAAGAAGATCTTTAGCTGCTATATTTCCAATCTGTTTTCTTGCATCAAATATTTCTTGAGCTAATTTTGCTGACCTATTTAAACCAGCAAACCTATCTGCTCCTCCAGAGTCAGTTCCAAATATCATAGCCATAGATTTAGCTATTTCACCAGAACCAAATTCTTTAAATGCTCCTAAAACATTAAATACTTCTTCTTTCGTAATATTTAGAGATTTAGCAAGCCTATCAACTTCTTTAGCAGTAATGGCAGTAGCACTTCCAGTTGTACCCATTCTTTGATTTAGTTCTACTAATGATTTATTAAATTTTTCAGCTTTATCAACAGCAGAACCTATTGCAGTACCAACGATTGATAAAGCAAAACCAAACTGACCTCCAATCGCTCCACCTGCTAAACCACCAAGTCCACCGCCAACTGCTGCTGCACCTGTTTGACCAAATAACAAAGGAAAGGCTCCACCAATAGCTGCACTAGATACAGTTTGACCAAATCTTTTATTCCTTTCCTTTCTAGAAGTTTTATCTTTTGCTAAAGCTAATTGTCTTTCAAGTTCTATTTCTGCTTTTGTAAGTGAGATTCCTTTTTGTTGTGCAATTCTCTGTATTCTTAATGCACGATCTCTTGCTTTTAATTCTTTATTATATGTCTCTTCAACTTCTACTACATTTTTTATTGCTTTATTAAAGTCTTCTGTTCCAATTGCAGCTTTATTTAATGCTGCTCTAGCACTACTAACTTCTTTTGATAACGTTTTAAAACTATAAACAAAACTTCCCTCTCCTTTTTTCTTCCCCATACTTTTATTTACTTCTTGATTAAACTTTTTTATATCGCCTGATAGTTTTGCTGTACCTGTTCTAAGATCCTTTATTTTTTTCGCTGCTTTTTCCGCACCTTCGAGAGCTAATTTTAAATTTACTTCGTAATTAGACACTACTCAAATCAAAACATTTATCTCATTCTACCTCTTTTCCCTTTCAAAGCACTACCTCTTTGTGCTTCTTGTTGTTGTTTCTCGAAATTTTCATGTTCAATTTCTGCATAGGCAGCCCAACCTATCATTTCTTCTACCGTTAAAGTTTCTGATAATTCAGCAACAGTTTTACCTAGTTCTTTTGCTAACGAAAATATGAATTTCCAATCATTACTTGCTTTTCAATTCGGCTTTAGCCTCTCCTACCTCCTTAGTCTGACCAGCTTCTATCATCGCTAATTGTATTTCTTGTAATATATTTGCTTCTACTTCTCTTCTTAAAGATGCTTTGTCACCATCTTGAAAAAGTCGATCTCCATTTTTATCCAATGCTTTTGTAATCATTAACGCTAATGCAAAATCATTTACATCACTTGCATCTGATTTTTTTGTTATTGATTCTCTTTCAGCAATGGTAAGTGGATGCCAATAAACACTGAAAATAATTTTATTGTCTTTCTTTACGTCATGTTGATATAGCTGGCTGACACCAAAACTATTCTTCAAAAGTTCGATTGCTCTAGTCATAAAATAAGTATTGCTACTTTATTATACTAGGCATTAGCTGAGAATTGGCAAGATATTACACCAACGAAATGACTTCTATCTTCAATTTCAAGCATTGTAGGGCCATTTATATCCTGTACTCTTGGTTTTACACTAAAAGTATCTGTATATCCCGAAGCGTTTACCGAAGTTAAACCATCAATCACTGCTTCTGCTATTTCAGATAACTGACTTGTTCCTTTACTCTTTGGAACGTAAATATTACATTGAATAACACCAGAATAAAAATCTATAGCTGATCCTTGATTTTGTAAAGTTGCCTGATTGTAATTAATCATCATCATTACATATTTTTTAGTTTTACCTGACGTTGTAAAAGTAACATTGTCATAAACCATTGATATAGTTGGATCTACGTCTGAAATTGCATCTGTAACTGCTTTTTCAAATGCTGCTCTTGTTTTTACTAAAGTCATAATTAAAACTCAGTGTAAGCCTGACCACCAGTACCTTCAGAAGATAAACCTTGTGTTTGTCTTGATGCTACAAATATTCTACCTTTTTTCTCTTTCATTGTTTCTTTAATTAATTTACCTAACTCTCCCTGTACAAAATATTGAATTTTACCACCTTCTAAAGCGTAAGCTGCGTATTTAGCTCTATTTCCAATAAATACTGGTCTTTTAAAATTAAATGTTTTTTCAACTTTAAATCTAGGCTGGACTTTTGGGTTAGACGGTCTTGAACCAGCAGGTTTCCAACTATCTCCACCTTTATCAAACTCTAATTTAATATTAGACCACGGTTTAAAATCTTCTGCTCTGTCTTTTGCTTTTACACCCATCGTTTGTACTTTCCAACTACTTGCAAAGAATCCTGTATAAACTGGACTTCTTTTTTTTGTAGATAAACTTCTATGTACTTTTTTTATTAGCTTATTAAAGTCAACATTTAATTGTGCTTCAAGCTCACCTATAGGATCACTTTTTAGAAAATCCTTTTTTGCCATTAGAATCGCACCAATATCGTAAACAAATAAACCTGTCCACCTTTTCTTGTGTCAATATCATAGATCTGTGCAGTTCTTGTTTCTCCCGCATAACTAAGCTGGATCTCATCATCGAAGTCCACTTGGTTATTACCAATCAGATCAGGACTTATATATAACTTTGCTTGTCTCATCTCTTTACCTTCATCATCTTCAGACTTGAAAAATTCAATCGGTACTTTTATATCTGAATAAGTTGTATCAACTGTAATCTGTTCACCTGTATCTACGTTATAACTTGAAACTCCTTTCTTTACATAGGTAATAGTTGTGTCCAAAGAATTACCTAAAGTTGCCACTATATCTTTGGCAACACTTTTTAGTAATGAATCAAGTTGACCTGCCATTATCCTCTAACCGCCCTTAGTTGGAAAGTTCCTGCTCCACCTAGCATATATGCTCCAAGATAACTTTGTAACCAAGGGTAAACATCTAAGATATTATTAACAGAACCAGTTCCCTGACTATCAGTATTATATTTAACCTGTATATCTCCTAGTTTTACTTCACTAAAGTTTCCATCTTTACCAGTGGTTCCAGTTATAGCATCAGTATCATTTGCTAAAGCTCTAGCTAATTCATACTCTGCATACTTAATATTATTTGGAATTGCAGAACAAGCTAACTCAACTCCATCTACCTGATAATTATTTCTTGGAAATTTTAAAGCTTGTCCATCATCACACCTGTCTCCGTAATATACAAAACTATCAATCCATCTGGTAGCTGATATTAATGATCT